AAATTGTATGCGACGAACCTTACGTCTACGTCGCTCCTCCTGATACTGGAGTTCTTCTTTGGAGAAATGACTATCAATCTTTCTCTCTACATTATTAGATACCATGACAACTTTGTCAAGATTCACAGCACCAACCTTGTCGTCCACAACTCTCATTTGGTTGGGGCAACCACAGAACTGAACTTTGCTACTGCTTGTCAGTTCTGTGCCGCATTCTTTGCATCTTACGACTATCATTTTTCATGGACCTCCTTGAGGGGAATGGGAAATACTGGAATCGAACCAGTGACCAGCTGCGTGTAAAGCAGATGCGCTACCGCTGCGCCAATTTCCCGGAGCGGAGTATCGGAATCGAACCGACGACATCTAACTTGGAAGGATAGCGTTCTACCGCTGAACTAACTCCGCATGTTGTCTATTCTAACATAGACTTTTCTTGTTTGGCAAGTCTGTAATACATTTTGTAGTATCTTTGCTTGATTTCTTCTAGAGTATTCATGTCTTCTTCAAACCCCATGTATTTAAGGTGTGAATAAGACCCTTCCAACTCACTAATGAGTCGGAGAATATTGGTAGAATGGACTTCCATACCACCAAAAACATACTTACTTGCGTCCATTTCTGTTAATTGAATGTGTTTTGGTGCCTTAAGATTATATTTTAACATAAATTTGTAAAAATTAACAGGCACGGCAGGACTCGAACCTGCAATCGACTGCTTAGAAGGCAGTTGCATTATCCATTATGCTACGTGCCCATTCAGTTAGGCGCGATCTACACCTTCAATAAATTCCTCAAATTCTTCTTCAGAAATTTCGTCGATACTGATGACTTCTAGGTCTTCTTTAGGGTCCATCCACTCATAAAACTCATCGATGAGTGCTAATTGGTCATAGATTTGAGTAACATCCATACCATTGAACTCCTGAACCCTGCCAATTGCCCAATCTCTGACATGATTGAACAACTTTTCTTCATCAGGTTGCATCATAGTAGTCCTTTCTGAAGTATCTGCTGAGGATGTTGCTATTATAGTACTTGGGGACTCCGGTGTCAAGGGACTCTGTGAGGACTCCATGGATGAAGAGTTGCCTTGTTTCCTCGTAGTTTGTCTTGCCAGGTGTTTTATGTAATGACAAGATAGTTCTACTAAAATTTTGTCTACCCAATCGTTCAATGTCTTCCTTAAGTTCCGGGCAAGACCCATAATACTTTCTCCAGTCAGATTCAGATTTTACTTTTCGTTTTTTTCCTCTCGGTTTACGAAAAGACCAAAAATATTTTCTCCCAATGTATTGTCTACCATTGGTGAGATTGGTAATGTTATAAACAAAACCATGGTTGTCCCCAATAAGACTCCCATCAAAAGGGGTGCCATTATAGATCCAAGGATTTTCATAGTCTAACATCAAGGATATCTGTCTATTATAACAGATATTTATTCTCGATATGCCTCATACCCATCATAATCACCGAAGATGAAATGATCAAACGTGGCTGCTTGGCGATATGCATTTGCAGACTCTTTCCTCCATGTATGATCATCGGGGAGTGGTTCAGTGCCATATTCCCAAGTGTCATAATCCTCTTCGTTCCTAGGATCAGGAGAGGTTGGTGGAGTTAGAGGTTCAATTTTATCCATCTCCATCCAAACTCTCTTAAATTCAGAGTTTGAATCCTGAGAATGTGTCTTTTTTGACATCTTGTTTGATTCCGCCGACGACATACGATTCAACCTCCGTTTCTTGTGGTGCGACTTGGAGACCCTTTGATGAGATCCAGTGCTGGGTCCAAGGCAGTGGGTTTGCAGATGCTGCAACATCATATACTGGTTTTAAACCAATTGCTTTTAGTCTACGATTTGCAACCCATTCAACATATTTTTGCAACAACTTGTCATTAAGACCGATCATGCTGCCATCTTTGAAGAGATAGTCCGCCCACTTCTTCTCTTCATTGACTGCACGATCAAACATCTTATATGTCCACTCTTGCTCTTCCTCCATGATCCTTTTCATCTCAGGATCATCACCATCACGCCACTTATTTAAGATGTTTTGAGTGATAGCGAGGTGTTGGTTTTCGTCTCTTGCAATAAGGGAAATGATTTTTGCACTTCCTTCCATAAGTTTGAGCTCACCGAAAGCAAAACTACAAGCAAAAGAGACATAAAAACGAATCCCCTCAAGGATATTAACGTTTGCAACTGCTCTGTAAAGTTTTCTCTTGACATCTTTTATTTCCCATTCACGAGATGGTGATCCCTTAAAGTCATCTTGCCACATATTTCCAGTACCCCATTGCTGAGCACTGCGGATGAAATCATCATAGGCACCTGTAACCGTGCTAGCACGCTCTAGAATGCGGTCATCAGTGACAATGTGGTCAAGCACCTCTGAAGGGTCTGGATACACATTCTTGATGATGTAGGTGTAGGAGCGACTATGAATCATCTCCATGAATCCCCAGACCTCCATACATGCCTCTAGTTCAGGCAAGGAGCAATAAGGAATGAATGCCATACCAGGACCACGACCCTGCACAGAGTCAAGCATGATCTGATATTTTAGGTTAGAAGTGTAAATGTGCTTCTGTTCTGGACGAAGAGTATGATAATCACCACGATCCTTCTGCAAAGAAACCTCTTCAGGTCTCCAGAAGTATCCCAATTGTTGTGTGGTGAGTTTATCAAATACTGGATATTTGTACGAATCGTACCTTTGAATTCCTAAGGGAGCACCAAAAAACATTGGTTGCTTCTTTGTATTAACTTGTTTTGTGTTGAAGACTGTCATGCCTTCAATTTCTTTTTTCACATTATTCACTGAATCAACTTTAAACTGCACAGGATTCACACTCTCCCTCCTCGGCTTTTTCTAACGTATCTAAAAGATTTTCTAACTCGGTGTTTGATTTTTCTGAAACATCAATCACCTCATCACTCTTCATATCGTGGGTATTTTGATAATAACTGGTCTTCCAACCGTACTTATATGTAGTCAAAAAGTCTTGTGCCATGACGGACACTGGGACTTCATTGTTCTCATAGTTCTCTGGGTTGTAACTCCAGTTGCCACTGATTGCCTGATCAAAGAATTTTTGCATTACAGCAACGACATTGATGTATCCAGTGTTGTCAGGCATGTCCCAAAGCAGGGTGTAGTTGTTTTTCAGATAGGTGTACCCCGGAACCACTTGCTTAAGCGGTCCTTTCTTTGATTTCTTAATGGACAGGTAATCGCGAGGTGGTTCGATTCCGTTTGTGGCGTTTGACACAACGGAACTGCTCTCTGAAGGCATTTGTGCGGACAGTGTTGAGTGCCGTAAACCAAATTCATTGATAGATGCTCTAAGAGCCTCCCAATCATGCGCCAACTCCTCTGTAGTAATTTCATCTACATCCTTCTTGTATGTATCTATTGGAAGAATTCCATCAGCATACTTAGTGCGACCAAAGTATTCGCAATGTCCTTTTTCTTTAGCAAGTTGATTTGATGCTTTCAATAGGTAATATTGGAATGATTCAGCCAAACCATGCACTGCATTCCATGCTTCTTGACTGTCATATTTGTAACCAAGTTTTGCCAAATAGTGCGCGAGACCAATAAACCCAATACCAAGGGAACGACGTGCCTTAGTGGCGATTTTGGCTGCCTCTACGGGGTAATCCTGATAGTCAATCAATTCATCCAATGAGCGAACAGCAAGATCACAAAGATCCTCAAGTTCATCATCAGATTTGACCTTACCAACGTTGATTGCGGAGAGAATGCACAGGGCAATTTCGCCAAGGTGATCATCAATATGACTGATAGGATAGGTTGGAAGAGTAATTTCTTGACACAAATTACTCATATTTACCTTATCTTTGAAGGAAGAGTGAGAATTGCAATGATCGATGTTCATGATGTAAAGGCGTCCAGTCTCTGCACGCTCTTTCAGAAGATCAAGAATTAATTCTTGTGCACCAATGGTTTTTCTTGGGATTGATTCATTAGATTCGTAACTGCAATATAACTCATCAAACCTATCGGTCCCAAAACTCTCATACAAACCAGGAACATCATGAGGGGAAAATAGCGTGATTTCCTTATTTTCGATAAAACGTTCATAAAAAAGTTTGCTAATCTGAATACTATAATCTAATTTGCGAACACGATTATCTTCTGTGCCTTTGTTGTTCTTGAGAACAAGAATATCTTCTATTTCTTGGTGCCAGATTGGGAAGTGGACAGTTGCTGATCCACCTCTGATGCCATTTTGAGTGCAGCATCGGACAGTGCTTTCAAATTTTTTGAGAAATGGGACAACGCCTGTATGCTGTACTTCTCCGCCTCTGATCTTAGAGTTGATGCCACGGATTCTACCTGCGTTGATACCGATTCCCGCCCGTTGTGCAACATATTTGCCGATAGCCATATCAGAAC